TCACATTTGACACCACCGACTTCAGCAATGGTGTTACCTTGTCGAATTCATCAAGGCTGAATGTGGCGCAGGCTGGAATCTACAACCTGCAATTCAGCATCCAATTCAAGAACACTACCAATGACGGCCAAGATGTGGATGTGTGGTTTCGCAAAAACGGCACAAACATCGACAATTCAAACAGCAGATTTCATGTTGTTGCAAGAAAGTCAACCGGCGACCCATCTCATCTCATTGCCGCGCTGAACTTCTTTGTAAGTCTGGCGGCCAATGACTATGTAGAGATCATGTGGCGGCCATCAGATGTTGGTGTCAGCATTGAGCACTTTGCAGCCAGCAGCACACCCACCAGACCGGCAGTGCCATCAATCATTGCCACTCTCACATTCGTGTCCAATCTGTCAGTAGAAACAGCATAATTCAGCTATGGCACTCATTCCACTCAAAATCCCTGCTGGCGTATACCGCAACGGCACAGAGTATCAGTCTGCCGGACGCTGGTATGACGCAAATCTGGTCAGATGGTACGAAAACACATTGCGTCCTATTGGCGGCTGGCGTAAGAAGTCGGCCACTGCGCTGACCGGATTGTGCCGTGGCATTCTGACTTGGCGTACCAATTCCGGTGCGCGTTACGTTGCTGCCGCTACGCAATCCAAGCTATATGTGGTGGATGAAAACAATGTGATCAAAGAGATCACGCCCACAGGAATTGCGTCAGGCCGTGCTGATGCCATCAGCGGAACAGGCTATGGCTACAACACCTATGGCTCATTTGCGTATGGTGTGGCGCGTCCTGATGCCGGTGCTATTGCGCCAGCCACCACATGGAGTTTGGACACATGGGGCGAGTATTTAGTGGCTTGTTCAGATACTGACGGCAAGCTCTATGAGTGGCAAGGCGGTTTTGCAACACCAACATTAGCGGCTGCCATCACCAACGCGCCAGTTGGATGCGCGGCTTTGCTGTCTACTGCCGAGCGATTCCTGTTTGCTTTGGGCGCGTCCAGCAATCCGCGTCTGGTTAAGTGGTCAGATCAAGAAGACAACACTACATGGACGGCGGCAGCCACCAATCAGGCTGGTGACTTTGAACTGAATACGGTTGGATCTCTCAAGTGCGGAAAGCGCGTCAGAGGCATCAATTTGCTGTTCACTGATGTCGATGTCCACACCGCGACTTATGTCGGCCTACCCTATGTGTACAGCTTTGAGCGTGCCGGTTCAGGCTGTGGCGTGATTTCATCTCAGTCTGTGGCGGCCATCGACTCTGCCGCCATGTGGATGTCTCGATCAGGATTCTGGACATTTGACGGATATGTCAAGCCAATGGCTTGCGATGTCTCGGACTATGTGTTCACGAACATGAACTACAACCAAGCCAGCAAGGTCTACGCTGTCCACAACAGCAAGTATGGCGAGGTCTGGTGGTTCTACCCATCAAGCGCCAGTAATGAAGTTGATTCTTATGTCACATACAACTATCGTGAAAACCATTGGAATATTGGCGTTATGGGCAGGACTGCTGGTGTAGATCGTGGAATATTTTTATATCCCATCATGGTGGATGCATCAGGCTATATCTACGAGCATGAGGTTGGCTATGACTATGACGGTGGTTCTGTCTACGCTGAGTCTGGACCATACGAGATTGGCGTGGGAGAGAACATCATGTCGGTGCGTCAGGTGATACCGGACGAGCAAACATTGGGCGAGGTTGTGATAAGTTTTAAGTCTCGGATGTATCCGACATCGACAGAAACGACACATGGACCGTACCCAGCCTCGCAGCCGACAGATGTCAGGTTTTCCGGCAGGCAGGTAAAGATTAGGTACACCGGAGCAGTTTTGGAAGATTGGCGCGTTGGCGTGAATCGAGTTGAGGCTGTTGCGGCAGGTAAGCGTTGAATGATGAGGAAGAGTTTGAAAGACTGCGCCATCATGTGGCCGCAGCCTTAGAATACTCTGGAGGCAGTCACGCAGTTGAGGATATTGCTGATGGCATCAGGCGAGGGTTTTTTCAACTCTGGCCAGGCGCTAATTCAGTAATAGTCACTGAGATCATTGTCTACCCGCAGTTAAAGGAATTGTATGTCTTCCTTGCTGGCGGCGACCTAGATGAAATCAAATTGATGCAACCTTTGGTGGAATCATGGGGTAAGAGCATGGGTTGCAACCGTGTGTCTCTTGCTGGCCGTAAGGGTTGGGAGAGATCATTTTTAAGAGACAGGGGATACGAGCCAAAGTGGTTCGTACTGTGCAAAGACTTATGAGGTGACTTATGTCAAAGGCTGGAAAACCACAAGTACAAAATCAATCACAAACGCAGAATCAATCGCAAACTACGATGATTGATCCAGAGTCGCGGGCTGCATATTTACAAAATCTAGGCTTGGCGCGATCTACTGCTGGCGGTCTTGGTGTTCAGCAATTCGCTGGATTTGATCCAATGTACACGTCTGGTGAAAAGGCTTTGTACGATCTCAGCATGAAGCCCTTTGGCGCTGAAGATATTGAGGCTTTCCAAAATCCTTTTGAATCTGAAGTAGTCCAACAGTCTTTGAGAGACATTGAGCAATCCAGACAGATGGCGGGTTTGCGTGACGCGCAACAAGCTACTGCCGCCAAAGCCTTTGGTGGCTCACGCTCTGGCGTGCAGTCAGCATTGACCAATGAAGCGGCAATGCGTGAGGCTGCGCGTACTGCATCAGATTTGCGTTATCGTGGATTTAATACAGCGGCAGAGTTGGCAAAGGCAGCACGCGGCATAAATACGCAAGGCTTTCAAAACGCCATGAATCTTGGATTAACCAGACAGCAGTTTGCACAGTTGGGATTGGATGCAGCGCGTAATTTGCCGCTGCAGCAGTTGGCTATTCAGCAGGCTGCAATGGGCGCACAACCCGCAAACCTTGGATCAACTATGACAGGTACAAGCACTAGTACTGGTATTTCAAGTCAGCCAACAAGTAGGAATATTTTAACTGGCGCACTTGGCGGTGCTGCGGCTGGCGCACAGTTTGGTCCATGGGGTGCGGCGGTTGGCGGTTTACTTGGAGCATTCGGATGAACTACTTAACAAATTATTTTGGCGGTGGCAATGCCGCTGGTGGTATGCGTATGCCGCAAATGGGCACTGGCATGGACTTGTATGGCGGTCAACCAAGCATGAATCTTGGCATGACAATGCCAAGAAATACATATGCTGATTCAGCAACCGGCACAGGCATGATGCCGCCATCGTCATTTGGTCAGATGCCTGCTGGCTTTGATTTGAAATCTGCACTTACCGCGGCTGGATCACTTCTTGGAAAACAAGAGGAACAACAAGCGCCAATGCCGCAAATGGAAATGACACCAATGCAGGCAGCACAATTACCATCAGGCAGCAATCAAAGCTATGAAGACTTGATGAAGATGTACGGTGTACGCAGTGGCGGCTTACTTGGATGAGGTGATATATGACTAATGAAGAATTGCAACAGATGTTTGCTGAAACCGCAAGGATTAGAGAACTTGCAAATCCAGCGGCAGTACCTTATTCCGACTTTCAAGTGCCGACATCAAATGTTGCACCGCCATCATTTGCGTCAAACCTTGGCGGCTTATTGTTTGGCGGTGCTGACTCAGGCTTGAACGAGTATCTAAGCAGAGATCAGCAAAGGGCTATGCAACAACAGGCGCTGATGAGTGCCGGTATGTCGCTGCTAAAGAACAGTGGCTACACCACAAGACCTATTGGACTTGGCGAAGCACTTGGTAGCGCGTATGAGGCTGGACAGCAAGGCTATCAAGGCGCACAGGCTAATGCCATCAATCAGTTGATGACCAAGCAGAAGCTGGATGAGTACAAGCGTCAGGTGGCTGATCAAGAAGCATATTCAAATATGTTTGCTCAAATGCCAACGGCTGGTGCGCCAATGACACCAGAGCAAGTATTGTCTGTTGGTGCTGGACAAGCCGGACCGACAGTAGAGCGTGCCGCAATGATTGGTATGCCGATGCCAGTCGGTACTGCAACAACTAGCGGTATGCCTGCGCTAAATCCAATGCAAAGAAGCATATTGGCACGCATGACTCCCAAAGAGGGCAGAGCAGAACTCTTGAAGCTGGCACAGCCACCAGAGATAACTGGAGCAGCATTCAAAGGTGCTGATGGCAATTACTACTACATGACAAAGCAAGGTCCGATCCCAGCATCCATTGCGCCTGCTGACTTGGCGGCTGAAGAGTTTGGTGCGCCACAACCTCAAGTTGTTAACGGCCAAATTCAAATGGTTCAGTACAACAAAAAAGGCCAGCCTAGAGTTGTTTCAGGTGCAATGCCTTACGAGCCACAGTCACAAGATATTCGCGCTGTTGAATACATCATTGGACAACCATTGGCGGGTAGGGGTACGGCTGGAATTACTGAGGTTGGCCAGTACCGTCAGCAGATTGCGCCTAAGACAACTGTCACTGTACCTGTTGACATGACAGGCGGTCAAAAGGGATTTGAGAATGAGATGTCTTTAGGTAAAGCGTTCAAAGCAGAGCCTATCTACAAAGACTTTAGCGACATGAAGACTGCATACAGTCAGGTCATTACAGCACTTGACCAAAACACGCCAATTGGTGATGTTGCTGGCGCGACCAAAATAATGAAGTTGCTTGATCCTGGCTCTGTCGTGCGCGAGACTGAACTTGCCATTGCTATGGCGGCATCTGGAAGATTAGATCGACTGCAAAATTATTTCAGTCTATGGGCATCTGGACAAAAACTTACACCCACACAACGCGATGACTTCAAGCAATTGTCGGCAGAGTTGTATGCGGCTGCTGGTCAGGCTTACAACCAAAAGCGTGATGAATACAAGGGCTTTGGAAGCCAATATGGATTCAAGAATCTTGATACAGCTTTGGGTGCGCCAGCAACATTGCCATCAATTGTCAGAAAGCCAGCGGCTGGTGCAGCAAAACCGAAGGTGGGAAGACTTGTAACAGACACGAAAACTGGTGTCGTGCGGTATGTAGAGGAATAATCAATCATGGCTGACAAAATTGTTGAAGTACCAAATGTTGGACCTGTTGCTTTCCCAAGCACCATGTCTGATGAGCAAATCATTCAAGCGATTCAGAATTTGTCAGCACCAGCGGCAATGATGGACATCCAAGCCGATGACTCTTTCTTTGGTATGTCATTGCCAAAGGCTGACGAGTTAAAACGCCAAGCCGGTCTATCAGTGCGCCCCATGGCGCAGTCTGTGATGACGGCTGGCGGTATGCTTCCT